TTGGCTAAAATCGCCTCTTATGCCGTAAAAAAGCCTATACTTAGCTTTCTCTGCATAATACTCCTTAACATAGATGGTTTTCTCGGTAATCTTGGCCTTAAATGACCTTGATTTAATACTATTTTGACTGATAGTATCATCTATCACAAAGATATTAGAATCTTGTTTAATAGTGTCTGAATACGCCTTAAGAGCCATGTAGTCTGTAAGTACCTTCACAGTATCGTGAATTAGTGTAGTATCTGTAGCGATAATTACAAAAGGGATAGAATCCCCTTTTATGTACTTATTTATGTACACTTTTTTGTACAAAGTATCATGAACCTCATGAATCTTTCTAAACTTGCTTGTGTCGCTAAAGTCAATCTTTTTATCAGATTTATGACATGATTCATAGGCAAATACACCCAAAAAAAAGAATCCAATAATTAGTAAATAGTCTCTAACTGCAGTCATATTATTGATTTGCACAAAGTCCAGTAGGGCTTATAGTTCCACTACCGCTTGTTATAAATATTTGAGCTAATCCACCAGAAATAGTAGCACATTGATAGAATGAACCTGGTCCAGTTGTTGAAATAGCATAAAGCTGTCCATCGTTACAATCAACATACTCTACTGTACCAGCAGTAGTAAATGTAACAAGATATCTACCACAGTTATTAGGATTACTATAACTATATGGTCCAACACCAGTTACAGTAACAGAATAAGATGCGACATCTTCTACTGGTCCGTTTAATACTAAAGAAGTAATATAGCCAAAGCCGTATATCACATTTTGAGATGGAGTTCCAATAGTAAATCTAAGGGTGATTCTGGTTCTGTTTAAATGAGCATCAAGCATATCCTTATAATCATAATCTCCTATGGTTATTAGTCCATCACAAGTAACACTCCATTCTGCTATGTCATTTTTATATTGCTTAAACCAATCAGAAGAATACGATGTTACATCTACTTGGTTTACACTTACGTCAAAAGAGCAATTAGTAGAAGCTGCAAAGTTCGAGTAACTTCCACCAGATTCACGATATGATAATACTAAGTTTGTTCCTAATATAGCCATGATAATATTTTTAAGATATTGTATATCTTCCGCTTCCTTGTAACGTTATTCTATAAGTTGCTGCATCCTCTACTGGCCCAGTAGTATTAATAGAAGTAATGTTTGCAGTTCCAGTTAATATATAAGTTGGAGACGTTCCAATGCTAAACTTTATAGTTATAGGGTTCCTTGCTAACTGAGCATCTAACATTAGCTTAACCTCATAATCTCCATTAGCTACAAAACCATCGCAAGTAACTGTCCATGTTGAAACATCTGGTAATGAATCTGTAAACCAAGCAGAATAAGATGATGCAAAACCCATTAAACTTGTAGAAGCATCAAAAGAGCAGTTTGTAGCTGCTCCAAATGGTACGTTAGTAGAACCATTATAATAATATAAAACAACATTAGTACCTAAAATAGCCATTACTTTATTTTTTATTCATACGTTATTGTTTCCGTAGAAGCATTATCCGTATTACTAATTTCTAATAATTGTACACTGTTAACTTGATTTATAGATGGAGTAACAGATAATCTGTTTGCCATAAATACCTTTCCACTATAAGATAGTGCACCAGGCATACTATCACTAATAGAATATTTAGCTTGTAAATAAACTCCAACTGTTCCTGGAGCTTGTATCTCACCAAAATCACCTTCTAAAGTAGCTAAATTTTTATTAAATATGTTAGCATAAATTCTACATAATAGAATATTCAAGCTACTATATGTACCAGCCATGCCATATCTATACCATCCAGTTAACTTAGCAGCACTACTGCTGTATAACGTACCTATAGTATTAGGCTGTGTAGTATCTGGGTAAGTAGCACCATAAGGTATATCAATAACTTTTTCTAAAGCTAAATTAGAACCTAAAGTTCTCTTAACCTTAACAGAAGAGAAAGAATCTGAACCTTGTCTTAATCTGAAGTTTCTAAATCTAAAATAACTATAGTTCAAGTCTAACAAGAACCCAACTTTGGTATATCCATAAATATAAGTTCCAGTACCAGCAGCAGTAATACCAAATGGTATCGTTTTAGTATAAGCACCTCTTGGACTTGTACCAATACCAGAAGTATTTTGTTCTGGCAACTCAATATAAGATATTGAAGTAGTCCATGTATCATCGCTTTGTAAATAATATGCTGTACCAGAAACATAAGTTATAATGTACATTTTACAACTTGCTGGATTACCATAACCAGGAAGAGGACCAGCATAAAATAAATCATATTCAAAAGATACTTCTCCAGGTTGATTTATCATGTAAGGTAGATAAGCTGGAGTTCCAGAAGTGCCATTCATTTCAAATCTAACCGTACCACCTCCAGCAGCTCCAGTACCAGCTTGTAATCTTATGTCATTATACTTATCATCTGTAATGTTATATAATTGCAAGAATCCAGCTCCAGTAGTTGTTAGTGTAAATCCAGTAGGGGCAGTAGATGTTGTAGTATATTGTTTAAAGTCTCCATTATTAATATAGTTGTCTACAAACTCAAAATCAGTATTAATAGTTACTCTTGAATAACCTTTTCTAATAATTTTTGTTTGTGAGTTATCTATAAAGTGAACTTGACCAGCTGTATAACCATAAACAACAATAGGAGTGTATAAAGAAACATATCCAACAAGACTTGCTGAAGAACCTATTTGATATTTAGTACAATATAAATTTGTTCCAGCCATTTCTGAAATAGGTAATATATACCATATACCTTCATATTGAAATAATCTTGAGCCAAACGACTTAACAATATTATCTAAAATAGTATAGTAGTCTTTCCCTACAAAGTCTCTTCTATACTGATATGTTTGGTCTAATGGTTCATTCGTATTAGCAACTCCTCTATCTGACATCCCAGAGGCAAAATAAGATATACAAGAATAAAAATAAGTGGTAGTAGGATAAGCTATGTTATTCAAACAAAGATTAACCACTTCTAATAATGAAGTTAATGAGTTTGTGTTTCCGTTTAACGAACTATATGTAGTATATTTTAAATATGACAAAGCATCTACACAAACAAATCTTGCCTCTAAGTTACCAGTAGTAAATGGAACTTCTATATAGTCATTAAATATAAATCCTCTCCATTTAAGCAATTGTGTACTTAATCCAGAAGTATATACTAACTCTACATAATATTTTCTATCATTTGAGTTTAATAAATCTGGGAAGTTATTAAAATCATCTGTAGTTGATAATAGGAAAGAAACATCTAACTGAGAAGAGATAATTCCACCAAGTGGGTCCTCTTGATTTGAGTTTGGAGTTAAAGTTATATTAGTTAGTCTGTAGGTAGTGAAATTACCAGTAAAAGAGTCCTCGTATATGTTTACAATGGCAGAATTGCCATCTCTCATCTTTTCAGTCAGCGTATATCTTAATCCGTATGCCATTATGCTAAACTAATGTTTTGTCCTTTAATATTTGATGCCTTTTGTGCTCTGTTTACTGACAAAAGTAAGTCTTGTCCTCTTAATACAAAAGTTCCACCATTTCCACCACCAATCATTTCTTTTAATTTATCTAAAGGAGCAACTACCTCTGGATTAGAACTTGCACCAGGATATTCTCCCATTAAACCAAAAGTAGGACCAGAAACAATACCACCATTAGCAAACTTTTTAGTCTTGTCTTTATTAAGACTTGATTTAAGAAATGCACCAGCTGTTACAGCAGCAAAACCAGCTGCTAATGCTACTGGCCATGCAAATGGATTCTTTAATGCCTCTAAAGCTAATTTTTGTGTAATAGCAAATGTTATTAATGCCTTACCTATTTGACTTAATGCTTCAGCCAATAACTCTCCTATTGCTACAAGTGGTTGCACTTTTTCACCAGCTAATGCCTTCCCAAGAGATTCTCCTAAAGAAGTTACAGAATTAACAACAAAATCCAGCACTGCTCTATTGATAGTGTTCATTGTGTCTGTCCAGCTAACCTTATAATCCTTAAGATTATCTTTAGAACCTTCTATTGCACCATCAACCCTTACAAGAGCATCTGTAATTTTATCAAATTGTTCTTCTGTCCAACCTCCAATAGAAGCTAAATCGTATAAAGCATTTTTATATTTTTGTAATATTGCTATTCTTTCAGAAGAAGTTGCCTTGCCAGTTGAATTAGCAATTTTCATTGCAACATCTGACTGTATTTTTAAAGCATCTAAAGAGTTTTGTAACTGTCTATTATCCGCAGCTTCTGCATCTTTAGCAATCTTTTCAGATTTCTTTCTTGCATCTTCAGCTTCCTTATTATTATAATATTCAGCTATCTTATCCATTTCTGCTCTATAAGCAGCATAATATGTAGTTGAATCGCTATATCCAGCAGCCCTCATCTTTTCAAGGTTATCTGCTAAATCAATTCCAGCTTTATATTCTTTTTGACCTCTTTCATCTAATGTTTTGATGTAAGCATTTACCTCTGCATCATTAGCCTTATTTATAGCATTTAATCTTTCTTTATTTGCCTCTTCTTGAGCTTTTTGAATTATCTTATTTTGCCTATCAATAATAGCTTTAATTTCAGCATCTGTTAAACCAGATTTCTTTAAAGCTTCAAAGTAAGCTGACATTGCTTTCTGGCCTTCTGTATTTAAAACATCAGCAATAGCACCAGCTGTTTTTTGTACCTTACTTACACCTTCTCTTTGAGCCTCTCCAATACCAGTAACAAGTGTTCCAATGATGCTCTTAACACCAGTTACGTCAGCAAATTTTCCAATAGTTTTAGATAATACTAATAATTTATCTAACGCACTTGTTTGGTCCTCTAAATTAGCTATATCCTTTTTAACTGCAAACTCAGAAGCCTTAGCAAAATAATATTCTGCTTTAGCCTTTAACATTAACGCCTCTATGTACTTAGGTGCTTTATCTGTAAGTGCTTGTTCAGCTTCAGCCAAACTTCCTACTTTACCTATTGAATCACCTACTTTATCATTAAAATATTGTACAGCATCACCTTGGTTTAGGAAACCTTGTTTAGCAGCTTGAATAACAGCAGCAACCTCTAATAATTCTTTTCTTTCATCAGCTGTAGATTTTGCAGCTTCTAATGTAGATTTAGTTAATTCTTTTTGAGCTTTTTCAAGATTGGTTGTTTTGAATATAGCATCATTAATCTGTTCTCCATAAGCAGTATATAAAGCAATAATAGCAGAAAACGCTAAATAAGCAGCACCACCTACACCAGCAATTCCACCAATTAATGCTGGTAAGTTGTTTTGTATACCTCTAAAACCATAAGGTAAATCTTGAATAACCAAGGCAAGGTTAGTCCATTGTTGACCAGACTTTTTTAATGAACCTTCTCCAGTATCTAAAGATTGTTTTAACTTGTCATAATTAGCCTTCATCTCGACAATCTTCTTGTCTGCTGGAGTTAATCCATTAGCAACTAAACGAACCATCTCTTTTTCAAGAGCAGCCATTTTTCTTTCAACATTCTTAGCAGTTTCGCCAAATATCGCAGTATGAGCATCTATTTTTTTAATGGTCTCTGTAAACTTATCTTCTGCGGTTATGACAATTTTAACACCTTCTTGATTAGCCATTATTCTTATGGTTTAATATTTTCATACTTTTTTAGAACCCCTTGTAACTCTTCGTTACTCATAATCCTTACATTTTTCTTTCTGTTTCTCTTGTCGCAATCTAACTCAATTAATTCAGTTGGTTTAACCTTCTTACCTTTTGGTAGTTGCATATTGACAAGTATAGTAGTTTGCCATCTTACTCTCACCCATTCTTGCTCCTCTTTATGTCTATAACCATACCAAATAAAGTCTAATTCAGCTATGGTCATATCCCAAAACAAATGGGGAAGTATTTGGCACTCCCCCATTGTATATTTCTCTATGTCACTCCACTCTAATTTTTTTTTACTTCACCACCTTCAGTTGATGTAGGGTTTGGTTGCTCCAATCCACTATTCATGCTATCAGATAATGCAGCCATAATATCTTGGAATTGACTTCCAGCTATACCGCCCATATCATCTATCCAGTCGCAAACATCAATCTCTTTAAAATCTGGCGTTCTACCTTCTTTGTAAAAAGGGTATTCAGCAGCAGACCTAACTAAATTAACGATTGCTTCTAAAGCATTTTCGCCACTTAAAGCTGTTCCAATCTCAGTAATTCCAATCTTTTGTAACTGACAGAATCTCTTTAGAGACCATGTGCAAAAACGCAGCGGTATTACCTTACCATCAGAAAGTGATAGGTTAAAATGTCCTCTCATATATTTTGGTTTTTAGTTTATGCGTTGGTAGTCATCACTAATGCTCCAGTACCAGTGAATGATGCTGAGAATGTAGCTGGAGATTCCATATCACCAGTAAAGTCTAAAGACTCAACTGCTGCACTACCAGTCCAAATCTTGTCACCACTTACGAAAGTAGAGAAAGTCAAAGTAACATCAGTTCTTGAGCTAATAGAAGAGAATAAATCTTCTACGTTCACACCAGCTGCTGCAGATTCGATTACTGCTAAACCATCTGTAGATACTGACCAAGAACGTACGCCTTGAATTTGTTGAGCCCATCCACCACTATCTTTTGTAGTAGCTTCTGGTAAGTCTGTAGATACTGATAAAGAGCAAGATGTAGAGTGAGCTACTGCCACACCACCAATCTTAACTACCAATAAAGTACCATTAAATACGCCAGTTGTTGCCATTTTATTTGTTTTTTTATGTTATTTATGTTGTTTGAGTTACAAAGTGGTCTACCACAATAACTCTTCTAAAAATATAAGCCTCTTCTACAAAGTCAAAAGTAGCTTGGTTTGATACCATATTCCTTGTAACTATGTTAAAATCTGGAGAAGCATTTGGATAATCAGCTGGAGCAACTCCTATGATTTCCAATAAGCCATTAGCCCATTCATCTACTGACTTCTGTCCTACCTCTCCAGACTTAAATGTCCTATAAACAATGTCAAATTGGATGCTAACATCAAAGTTATAGCTTGTTTTATCGCTATTCTCTACTGATGTCTGTGAGCTTATCAACAAGAATGGAGGTTCTGCTCCGTCTGGAGCTATGGTATCATATACTGATAATTCATAACTCGCAGCTGTTATCTTGTCGAAATAAGCCTTTCGTATAGCATATCCGCAATCTTTCATTATCCTTCTACCTCTTCTTGTTTAGGAGCCGTTTCTTGCCCATTTTGAGCCTTATTTAGCTCACCAAAGAACTGAAATAAGGGATTAGCATACTTGAAAGGCATATCTGCTAAAAATGCCTCTAATTGCTTTAAATGCTCTTCGTTTAGTTTTAATTCCATTTTGGTATATTTTTTACAAATTTAGGTAAAATTATTTAGCTTCCAATATTGCCATTTTAGCTTCTAAAGTTTCAATTTTAGCCATAGCCTCTTGTAGTGCTTTTATAGAATAGTAATTTATATCTGATTCGTATATTCCTTTAAAATTAGTGCCATCTTCTGCCACAGCACCCCATCCTTCAAGGTCTATTAATTCTGGAGCTATTTCTTCAACTTGTTGAGCAATAACACCCATATTAAAATCATCGTGAGTTTGGTCTTTAAACTTATATTTCACTATTTCAATATTCTTTATCTTATCCCACACTGATTCTAATGGCGTAATATCTTTCTTTAATCTTTCATCTGACAAAACAACATTATTTGTTGCATAGTTTGCAATACCTCCGTTTGAACGAGCTTCAAATCTTAAAGTAGTACCACTATTATCTGTGCAATATAAAAAAGGATTTCCAGTACCATTTTTATTAGCACCTGTATATTGAATAATAATTCCATTTGGACTTGTGGTACTTGAATTTGATATTACATGAGACCAATCAGCTATTGATGTAGTTTGAGATATTTGTCCTGCACTTGAAATTTTTAGTTTTTCGGAATAAGTGCCATTATCATTAGTATAAAATGCTAATTGACCACTATTTGATTGTGTACCACCAGCACCAGTAATACCTCTCATTTCACCTATTAATCTTGAACTAAATGAATTATAAAACTCTATATTAGCAATATGAAGATTATCACCATTACCTCTGTTACCAGTTACTCTTGAAAAAGTATCACTACCACCAACTAAATCTAATAGTAAACCACCACCATTTGCTGTTATTTTACCACCAGTTGTTAATGTACTTGAGAATGTAGCAGCACCAGTAGAAGCTATTGATAAATATGTTGTATATGAAGATGCTCCAGTGCTAATTCCTAAGATTAAGTTTGGATTATAATTTGATGCACCAGCTACGGCTTGAGCACCAATAAAAGCACTTTGAGTTAATCCAGAATCATTTTGAACTTGCCATCTTGATAATGAAAGTTTACCATTACCATCATTTGCATTTCTATGAACTGTTGTAAATGAATTTCCAAGTGTATTTGTGGTATCAACTATTTGGAAAAATCCAGCATTTGAAGTATTACCAGAATTGAAAGTAGCTGTTGTACCACTTAACCCTCCAGTTAATGTTCCGCCAATTAAAGGTAAATATGTAGAAGCAGCTGTTGCAGTACTTAATTTGCTATTTAATTGAGTTTGAACAGCACTTGTTACGCCACTTAAATATCCTAATTCGGTATCTGTAGTAGCAGATGAAACTAACTTACCACTTGCGTTTGAAGCAACCGCTCTTGATGCAGTTAAGTCAGAAGTTAATACCGTTGAAATTGCACCAGTTAAATAAGCCGCTACTCTACCAGTTGTAAAGTATTGATTAGTTCCTTCAGCAACGTTTGAAGTTGTTAATACTACAGTTCCAGAAAAACCATTTACACTTGTTATTGGAAATGCAATGTTTGTATTTGAAGCACTTGTGATTCTACCTTTGCCATCAATAGCGATTGTAGGAACTGCAGTTGTTGTACCATAAGTACTTGCAGTAACACCAGTATTAGCTAAAGTTAAAGCAGCAGTAGCGTTTGCACTACCATCGAAACTTACTGACCATGCAGCATCTCCAGTTGCAGAGATTGTTCTTGCAGTTGAAAGTACATTTGCAGCGTTTGCTGTACCAGCTAAGTTACCTTCTACATTAGCAACTAATGTGCCAACAGTATATCCAGTTCCAGTAGTATCTACTACGTTTGTAGGTTCATCTACTAAGCCAGTGAATATTTTATACTTACCAGCATCAGAAGCATCTCTGAACAATCCAGTAAACTCAACACGAGTTTGTGCTGAGTCATAATATCTACCATAGTAACCAATATCTACGGCATCTGTAGTATTGTTATCATTAGCTACTTCAAACAATGGGTCTTTAGAAGATATTGATTGAGTGTTTACATAAGTAGCTGTACCATTGATAGTTAAGTTACCACTTACAACTACGTTGTTTGGGAAAGTAACATCATTTGTAAATCCAACGGTTGTAGTATTGCCAACAGTTGAAGTGGCAATCTGATTTGCGGTTCCATTGATAGTAGTTATACCTTGGTCAGTCCAAGTTGCTGTAATTACGTTAGCATCTTGTTGAGTTAAGGATAATGTTTTAGTGCTTGCACCAGTTACTGCAGCAGAAACGATAGAACGATTGTAAGCTATATCATATTCTCCTAATTTAACTGTAGTAGGGATAGCGTAACCAGAAGTTAAGCTTAACACACCACTACCAGAAGAGTAGTCTAATCCAACAGCGTTCTCGCTAAATGCTGCTCTTGCACGAGCATCTGTGTAATATAAGTTAGCGCCTTCCGCCAAATCTGTTGTAGATTTCGCTGAGAAAGCAGAATTAAATCTTGCTTGAGTATAGTAAAGGTTTGTGCCCTCTGCTAAATCAGTTGTAGTCTTTGTGCTAAATCTTGAATCAAATCTTGCATTAGTCCAATATAAGTTGGTACCCTCAGCAATATCAGAAGTAGTCAATGTCAATGAAGCACCTAATGCTACAGCTTGACCATTGATAGTAACTGAGCTATTTGTTAAACTTGCATTTGGAATAGAAGCTAATTCAAAGTTCCCAGTTGCACTATTGTAAGAGATACCAGTACCAGCAGTTACGCTTAAAGCATTTCTACTTCTTGCGTTTGTAAAGTACAAGTTTGTACCTTCTGGTAAATTGGTAGTTGTTTTAGTTGCAAAGTTAGTTGCAAAGTTTGCATCACCTCTTGCACTTGTGAAATAAAGATTCGTTCCTTCTGCCAAGTCAGTAGTTGTCTTAGCAGCGAAAGCTGAGTTAAATCTTGCTTGTGTATAATATAAATTAGTTCCTTCAGCGATATTAGTTGTAGTACCAGCTACGTTTTCCCAAACACCTAAAGAAGAGTTATACTGTAAAATGTTGTCATTTGCAACACTTGTTATTCTTACATTATGTAACTCATCAATTTCATATCCATTATCTACCTTTACATAAATCTTACCTTGAGTCTTATGAGAATAAACTACAAAACCTACAATAATTGTATGTTGAGGGGCAACTGGCTTAACCTTGGTAATAGCACCTGGAGTGGTTGGAGATAAGTATAAAACATCACCATCGTTCCAATCTTCTAATTGTAAATCTCCAGTAGTATCAATATCAGTAACTAAACCACTTGAAGTAATAAAACCTTCTTGGTTATTAGCTATGTTTTCAGCTACTAAACCAATAGTATCAGTTGAGTTAGCATCATTATTAGCTTGAGCTAAAGTAACAGCTAATCTTTGGCCTTGAGCAGAAGCAATCTTAACTACTTGATAAGCAGACTTATTTAAAATGCTACCAGAGTTATTAAGCACTCTTGCAACTTGCTTTTGACCAATTGGTAACACAACGTTACCACCCATTAAGCCTAAGTTAACTGTACCATCATTTGTATTCCAGTACATTTTAGCTACAGCGTTAGCCTCACCAGCTCCAGTATTGAATTGTAAGAAATCACCTTGTACACCACCATCTACAGTAGCAATAGTGATAGTAGGAGTTAAAGTTCTTAAAGAGTCATTATAAACCCAAGTAATACCAGTACCATTCTGAATCAAAGTGGCAACAGTATCATCAATTAAATCTTGTATTTGAATACCACCTCCAGTAATAATCAAATCACCAGTGATAGTTAAATCACCAGTAATAGTAGCTGCAGTAGTAGAAAGAGAAAGTGCAGTATTTGCACCACCACCATCTTGAACTGGTTGTAAAGTACCACTTACACCAATATTATTAGCACCAATCTGTAGTACTTGTCTATATGTATTTTTTACCGCTTTACCTTGAAGAGTAGCCATTATATTTTAATTTTTTTAATTGAGTTAACCATTTTATATAGTTCTTCTGAAGCCGAGTTGAATAAGAATGGTCTATGGGGCAAATTTACTACTTTTCCATTATTACGCTTAAACGTAGCTGCGTATGCCTCAAGACTATTCATATTTAAGTTTCTGTAAACTGGTATTTGGAAACTATTGCCAGTACCAAATTCAACAAAAGGTGAATAAAATATTCTTGCTCCTACCGTAGCTCCTACATTTGCGTTGTAAGGCGTACTATAAATTGAGCCTTTTAATTTATATGTTTCACCTAATGGTGCTCTTGCTCTTGCATTGTTTTCAATACTAATAACAGAAGTGCTTATAATATCAGAAACTTGCTTTTTAACAGCTTCTGGTGCTACCTTAAATCTCTTAGATAGTCTATCTACATCTCTTCTGTCTATCTTAAATGCCATTATGTAGTCTCCCAAGTCGAGCTAATATTCTCCCAGAAAGCACTAATACTATCCCAAGTACCAACTCTTTTTAATGTTGAACAAGTGATTCTTAAATATTCATGACCATCAAACTCATCAATAATGCTGTTTATCAAGTAGATATTACCATTATATGATATAGTCAAATCGTTAGAAATAGAAATACTTTGAGCATCTCTAATCCTAAAGACAATATTATCAGATATAGAGTCCTTTCCAGCAATATTTGTTCTATTCTGATTGTCTCTGAAAATCTCAGCCCAGCAAGTATAGTAGTCTACGTCTGTTAAAACGAAACCACCAGCTCCGTCTGACTCTGAGGTCTTAGACTGAAAGGTAATCCTATTTTTAAGTTTACTTATCATTATAAGAATATGCTTATACGTTTATATGGCTTTATAAGCTCATATGCTGACGTTATATTTGAATTTGGCTTACTATCCTCAACAGATGATTCTCTGTAGTCGTATAGGTCTGCAATTAGCTTGTAAAGGGCAGTAATCATTGGTTGTGGTATTGTTGTATAACCACAAGTGTAAGTGAACCTATATTCCATACGATTGTTAGCAACCATATAGATTTTCTTATAGGTAGTTCCTAAAATGTAATAGTCTCCAACACTCATTTCAACCCAACTACCATTATCCCAATATTCTACTTTAGTGATATTATTCAAAGGAGCATAAGGAAGTTCGATAAACTCATCCACATAAGCCACAACTTGCAAGGTTCTTGCACTCATTGCTACACCAGCATATTTTTCCAATCTTACTCTTGCAGAAGCTATTAAAGAAGTAATTAAGTCGTTATCATCGTCAAAATCAACCTTAAGATAGTTTTTAGCCTGGGCCAATGTTATAGGCTCGGAAACTGGCTCAACTGTGGTTGTGACATCTCTTATAATTTGCATTATGAACTATTTGTACAAAAATAACTAAAATTCAATAGACACAAAAAAGGGGCAGCTTTTGGCTACCCCTATATTTTTAGATTAGTTTAAGACTAAGCTACGTTACCGAAATCACCATATACGAACGCACCAGCGTAGTAGATAGGGAATGCAATACGAGCTTCAACTCTTACAGTAATCATGTTTTCTACGAAGTTGTTACCATCAAATTCAGAGAACTGAACTGAGATACCATCTCTTTGCATGATTTGAGCACCCATAGCCCAGTCACCAACCAAGAACTTGTCAGCAGCGATAGCTGTAGACTTGAACACTGGAATACCAGCGATTGATAATTGACCATCAGTAGTAACTACTGTAGAACCTGGTAATGAGTAAGCACTGTTAGTGTTCTTAGTATTGATGATGTTAGCCCAATCTGTAGGGTTAATCAAGATACCAGTAGCACTGTAGTTAGAAGCTTCAACTTGTGCAATAGCTTGTACTAATTGCTCTACGTCTACAGTTGCAGCACCAGAGAAAGCAGAAGCTACACCAGTTAAACCTTGTAAGTTTGGAGCAGTACCGTTACCGCTTAATAATTGAGCATCTTCAGCAACTAAATACTTCTCTAACAAACGAGATTGTAAGAAAGAAGTCATAGCTGGAACGTCATCTAACATTTGGCGAGAGATTTTAACGAAACCAGCGATTACTTGTGCTGGAGCATTAGTCATAGTGATGTCAAAATCAACTTGAGCTTTAGTGCTACCTTGAGTTTGAGCAGCTGGAGCACCTTCGCCACCAGTCTCAAGAGGGAAAGTAAATAAACCTTGAGAAATTGTACCTACTGGTAACAAACTTCTAACGTGGATTTTACGAGAAGGTAAAGCGTACACTTGATTAGCGTAAGCACGAGGAATATCACCAGTTAAGTTAACTGCTTCAGTCATGTTACCTACAGCCTTAGTGTCCATTTTGAATGAAGTATGCTTCAATTCACCAGCAGCGATTTTACCTAAAACGTCTGCATTTTTTTCGATTGATTCAGCCAATGTAGCGTTGAATCCTTTTACTTGATTTTCGTTCATTGTTTTACGATTGCTTTTTGCCTCTAATTTGTCTGCAGCATCTTTAACTACAGAGATTTGAGATTTTAATTCTTCTAATTCAGTTTTTAAG